TTCCCCCTATCAAACAGACGCAACAGGTGAAGCACGATTCGCTAAAGGTATTCTTGATGCGGCGGATGCTGCATATACACTAGAAACCTGGGATCATGAGGACGCCTGTATTACATTTAATTGTGTAAAGATGCGCTCCGCTTCTATGAAGTCGTTCACCTCTACAGTAGATTGGGATAGCCTTAAGATTGGCCCTGAAACTGCTATGACTCCTCAAGAGAAAGACGATTCCTCGCACAAGACTGGCGAGTCCATTGACGACATCTAAAAATATTTCTTGACTTTTTATCTCTTTATGCGTATAATATACGGATACTTTAAAGGAGAAAAGCAAATGGCACTTACATTCGGCAGTTTACGACACTCTTATTCAGGTAGGAAGCGAAAGCCCTTGCCTAAGTCTAACCGATACACCCCCAAGTTTGAACCTATGGAAGTCTCCGACACTTATCGTAGAGACACCAAACATTATAGTTCTGCCCCCGCAATGGGTGGATCTTGCGAAGCTGTAGACCGTAGTTACACTGCCGGTGCAGACTTCACCGTAGCCCCTGCATATAACAAGGGCGCGTACCAAGTAATCAGTAAAGAAAACATCAAGGATATTGGACGTTGACAGTAGAAGAACTATTAGTATCTAGGCAAGTATATTTTGTACCCAAGGGTGCAGATGCTATTGTCACGTGTCTTAATCCTGAACACGCAGATAGCAGTCCTAGTATGCGCATTGACAAGATCACAGGTATATTTAACTGCTTCTCTTGCGGGTACAAAGGCAACATTTTTACACACTTTGGCGAAAAGGCAAACCAATTACAACTAAGACGAGAGCTACTAAAAAAACGTATTAGAGAGAAAAGGTCTGAGTCGGTTGGTTTGTCGTTTCCTAAAGGTAGTATTCCATATGTAGGTAACTGGAGAAATATTAAGCCAGAGACCTATAAAAGGTTTGAAGCATTCCAACACCATGACACTGACCATATCGGTCGCATTGTGTTCCCTGTACGAGACATATCAGGTCGCATTGTGTCCTTTAATGGTCGTCATACTACAGGTGGTACACCTAAGTACATGATCTCGCCTGCGGGTGCGAAGCTGCCTCTCTATCCTATAGTAGAGCCGATACAAGGTTCGATTATCTTAGTAGAAGGTATATATGATATGGTAAATTTACATGACAAAGGACTCGACAATGCAGTGTGTTGCTTTGGAACAAAGAATATAAATGAGGACAAATTACGTATGCTTTCTATACAAGGTGTAGAAGAGATAGTAGTTTTCTTCGATGGAGATACCGCAGGACAGGATGCTGCGAAAGAAGTAAAAGAGATGGCAGAGCGAGTAGGCTTGTCATCAAGAAATGTAGGGCTAAAGGATACAGATCCCGGAGCACTACCCCTAAAATCAGTACAAACATTAAAGAGAAAATTATATGCCTAAAGTTGCATTAGTAGAAACTAAAGCTAGTAGAACAAATTACAAGAAAGAGTTTGATAATGAGTTTGAGTTTGATCAGTATCAGCTCTGTTCTGACCCTTATATTAAGAAAGTACTAAAACGAGATTGCGATATCGAGATTGATATTGACGCATACGACTGGATTATTCTCGTAGGTAGTGATGCACTTAAATACTTCACGCCTCTTAACTCAGTCACCGAATACTCGGGTAAGAAAGTAGAAGAGAAATACTTACCTGTCATTAACCCTGCCATGCTTGCATTTAAACCAGAAGCACAACGTACTTGGGATGACTCTAAGCAGAGCATTACTGAGTACATTACTGGAAACAAACAAGATACAGTAATTACTGAGTACAATGCTTGGGGCATACAAGATACGGAGGAGTGCAATGATTTCATACGCGCTGCTATTTCTGCCCCTCTTGATTATGTTGGTCTGGACTCGGAAACAACCGGACTTTATCCACGCGACGGGCATATGCTTGGCATTAGCTTGTCTTATGAGGCTGATCGAGGTGCTTATATAGATACGGAGTGCTTTGACGAAACAACAGAAGCACTGTTACAAGAACTGTTTGACAAAAAGATAGTAGTATTTCATAATGCTAAGTTCGATATGGCATTCTTTGAGTACCATTTCAACTTTACCTTTCCACGCTTTGAAGATACTATGCTTCTGCACTATTTGATTGATGAGAACCCAGGTACTCATGGATTGAAGGCTTTAGCAATGAAGTATACTGTCTATGGTGATTATGAGAAAGGTATGTACGACTGGATGGCGCAGTACCGTAAGGAGCACGGTATTCTTAAAAATGACTTCAACTGGGGTGATATTCCTTTTGATATTATGAAGCTCTACGCGGGCATGGATGCTGCAGTAACATTCTTACTTTACGAGAAGTTTGTTAAGATCAAACAAAACAAAAGACTTGCAAAAGTCTACGAAAACATATTAATTCCTGGCTGTCGTTTTCTGACAGATATACAAGACAATGGCGTGCCTTTTGATAAGCAACGTCTTCTTAAAGGCCAATCATTGATGCAGGAACAGATTGACGAAGCAGTAGTAGAGCTATACAAACACCCTGCTATTAGCAAATTTGAGAAACTAAATGGAAAAGATTTTAATCCTAACAGCACTGTGCAGCTTCGTAGTTTACTGTTTGATTTCATTGGTCTTACTCCTACTGGAAAGAAGACAGGTACGGGAGCAAACAGCACAGATGCTGAAGTTCTTGGAGACTTGGCTGGACAGTCCGATGTACCCGCCCTTATCCTTGCCATTAGACAAAAATCCAAGATTAAGAATACTTATTTGGACAAGATCTATCCGCAGTTGGATAGAGATTCTAGACTGCGTACTGGTTTTAATCTCCACGGTACAACTTCTGGCCGTCTCAGTTCTAGTGGTAAACTTAATATGCAGCAACTGCCTAGAGATAATCCCATTGTAAAGGGCTGTATCAAAGCGGCACCTGGACATAAGATTGTCGCAATGGATTTAACAACTGCAGAAGTATACGTTGCGGCAATCCTAGCAAAAGACCAAGCACTAATGGAAGTCTTCAAGTCTGGTGGTAACTTTCACTCTGCAATTGCACACAAAGTATTCAAGTTACCTTGTGACGTTAGTGAAGTAGCAGAACTATACGGTATGCAAAGACAGGCTGCTAAGGCTGTAACCTTTGGTATTATGTACGGTGCTGGTGCGAATAAGATTAGTGAGCAAGTCACAAAAGACAGTGGTAAACCTTTCACTAGAAACGATGCTCAAGAGGTGATTGATGATTACTTTAAAGAGTTCCACAAACTAAAATCATGGATCGAAGAGAACCAAAAGTTCATTATGCAAAACGGATTCATTTACAGCTACTTCGGTAGAAAGAGGAGATTACCAAATGTCGCATCGACAGACAAAGGCATCCAGAGTCATAGCGTTAGGTCTGGTCTTAATTTTCTGGTGCAGTCTGCTGCTTCTGATATTAACCTTCTAGGGGCTATAGACATGAACTCGTGGATAAAAGCAAAAGGTAAGAAAGCTCGTATCTTTGCACTTGTACACGATTCCATTCTAGCAGAAGTACCAGATGATGAAGTTGATGAGTACATGGTTAAACTTGCAGAGTATGTACAGCTAGACAGAGGCTTGTCTATTCCTGGTACTCCCGTAGGCTGTGACTTTGAGATTATTCACCAAGACTATTCAGGCGGTAAGTTCGAGAAAATGTATGGTGATCACATATCGTAAGACAGCTTCCACTATCCAATATCCAATATTTTTGTTACCCTCGGGTACATGGGAGACTAAGGACGGTCTCCTTCTTATTGATGATAAGGTAGTCGATGATACAAACATGGCAGGACAAACTTTAGGTGCTAGGCGTATGCAAACACCACATAAGGATGTGCTACCACTAAAGAAGATGCTAACGTCATATAACGGAATACTCAAACAAAAGACAAAGTACTTTATAGATAATACTGGGAAACCCTTTATGTACGAAAAGACTCGCTTTGCTGCCCTTAAATACTTGCGTATCAAAAGAGTAGAAAAGAAAGGAGTAGCTTCTTTAATCTGGTTTAAGGAATCTAATAATCCTTTTACCGTACCACGCCCACCCGAAGAAGGAATGCTTTGGGCGGGGATTCTGCACTTACATGGTATACCGTGGGTGCTTTACGAGTATTCGGAAACGAAACTCAAAGATACAAAAAAGAAAGTATAATATGGCTAAGAAAAGAAAAACTTTATCAGGTGTTAATTTTGACCTGAGAGAGATAGAACCTTTAACACGTAACCAACTAACAGCTTTTGAATCAACTAACCACCTGCTACTACACGGACTGGCAGGGACTGGTAAAACCTTCATTTCATCTTATCTAGCATATGATGATATGACTAAAGGAGACTATCAAAAGCTAGTAATTATACGAAGTGCTGTACCAACGAGAGACATTGGGTTCTTGCCAGGTACAGAGAAAGAAAAAGCCTCTGTATATGAAGAGCCTTATAAAGATATTGCTAATGATCTGTTTGGTAGAGGCGATGCCTATGAAATACTGAAACAGAAGAATTTAGTAGAGTTTATGACTACTTCGTTTATTAGAGGGATTACACTCAGAGATGCAGTTATTCTTATTGATGAATGTCAGAATATGTCTTTCCATGAGCTAGACTCAATTATTACCCGTATGGGTGAGAATTGTAGAGTAATGTTTTGTGGAGACTTTAAACAGGCAGATTTAAAAGGTAACGGCTTAAAAGACTTTATCCGAATACTTAAGAGTATGGACTGCTTTACTTTCGTTGAATTTCAAGTAGAAGATATTGTAAGATCGGACTTCGTCAAATCATATATCATTGCAAAGAATAAACTAGAACTATGAAAATACCAATAGTAGCAGTAGACCAGCATGACTTTTTGGAACACAGAAGAAACCAAGAAGCCCTGCATTGGTCAAAGAATACAAAAGATTCTCCACTAAGGTCTATCCTAACAGTAGAGCTAAATACTACTGAGCTGTGTAATAGAACCTGTGTATTTTGCCCTCGACACGATCCAGAAGTATTTTCTAACAGAAATCTTCACATGACTGTAAAAGGTGCTGCTACTATTGCTAAAGAGCTTGCGGATAACGACTTCAAGGGCAAGATATCTCTTAGTGGTTTTGGAGAGAATCTACTTAACCCAGTGTTTCCCGAAATAGTACAAGTCTTCAGAGAGAATCTACCTGAAGCTACTATAGAGTGTAATACTAATGGAGATAGATTAACCGCTAAGTATGCTAGGGATTTGATCTCGCTACGGGGTCTCGATTTACTGTACATTAATCTTTATGATGGTATCGAGCAGATGGAACACTTTGATGTGATTATGAAAGATATTCCTCAAGAGCATTACAAGTACCGTATGCACTGGGGAGACTTTGAGAAACACGGATTAATTTTGAACAATCGAAGCGGAGTTATGGATTGGGTAGGAGTAGAGGAAAGCAGTGTAACTGCCCTACAGGGAAAACCTTGTCACTACCCTTTCTATAAAATGTTTGTTGATTGGAATGGAGATGTTCTGTTTTGCAGTAACGATTGGGGCAGGGAGCACGTTGTAGGTAACTTACTACAGGATTCTCTTTATGACGTTTGGTTCAGTAAGCCTATGACCCGAATTCGTAAAAAACTAATGAGAGGAGACCGCTCAATGTCTCCCTGCAATAAATGTAGCGTAGATGGTTCACTCTTTGGAAAACCATCGTTCGACCTAGTAAAGGAGCATTATGAAAACACTAATAACAGGTAAGAGTACGCTTTTTTCAGCACTAGCAATGCTTTTACCTTGTGATACCTGTCGTATTGAAGATGTACTCGAAGGTAAGATAGACCTCAGCCAGTACGGAGCCTTCATCAACTATGCACACGTTGGGTTTAAGCAAGTAGAATTACTAGAGTATGTATTTAACGAGTGGAAAGGAGATAACACTAAGATAATTTTTAACATCTCCTCTCGTGCAGTGCAACCTAATATTTCAAAAGGGTATATGTATGCCGCTCAGAAAGCAGCTTTAAACCATTATGCCAATAACTTACACTGGAATTGCATAGAAAAAAGATGTAAGCTAACGACTATAGATCTAGGCGCGGTAGCTCTACGTTCTATAGCAAGTCTTCGCTGGACGACCATAGCTGATACTATTGTTAGCATTATGATACAGGAAATGGAAATACCGCATATTACTATGCAAGTACCTGAAAATTATATGAAAGTACAGGCGGCTAAGGCAGCAATGAGAGCGTCTTGCTAATGAAAGCAGTCATAAGTCATAGAATCTACATGGATTGCACTGCTGAATTGCAAGATAAGATCGACAAAGAGCTTACCTATGCTATTCCCACGCACAATCCATTAGATCCACCAGAGATGATTAAGAACATGGGCATTATTCGTAACGGGTTAGTCTCGTTACCTATCGGGCGTACGGATTTGATACCATCAAATTACGAAATAGTCGATAGGCGAGTAAACAAGCCTGTAGAATTTCCCGAGTTTAGGTTCCCTCTTCGGGAGAGCCAGCAGAAGGTTTATGACGAGATCGAAGATAACGCCATAATCAACGCATGGGTCAGTTGGGGAAAGACTTTTACAGGTTTAGCTATTGCAGGTAAGCTTGGACAGAAAACACTTGTCGTTACCCATACTGTATCTCTGCGTAATCAATGGGCAAAAGAGGTGGAGAAAGTCTTCGGTTTTAAACCTGGCATCATAGGCAGTGGAAAGTTTGAACTTGATGCTCCTATCGTGATTGGGAACACTCAGACTTTGTACCGAAACGTAGACAAGATTCAAAAAGAGTTTGGCACTATCATACTAGACGAGATGCATCATGTTAGTAGTCCGACCTTTAGTAAGATACTAGATACAAATTACTGTAGATATAAGATAGGGCTATCAGGGACTATAGAAAGAAAGGATGGTAAACACGTTGTGTTCAGAGATTACTTTGGTAATACTCTATTTCAACCACCAAAAGAAAACTATATGACCCCTACAGTCCACCTTGTAGCGTCTGAAATACGCTTTATGGACGGAGCAAAAATACCTTGGGCTAACAGAGTAACAAAGTTAGCCAACGATGAAGAGTACAGACATACAGTAGCAATGTTAGCAGCAGCTTATGCGGCTAAAGGTCACAGAGTTTTAGTAGTAAGTGATAGAGTTAGCTTTCTAAAAGCGTGCTCTGAGCTAACAGGAGACAGGTCAATATGTGTAACAGGGGAAGTTGCCCATGAAGACAGAGAAAAGCTTATAGAAGAAATACTTACTGGAAATAAGAATGTGCTTTACGGAACACAAGCTATTTTCTCAGAGGGTATATCAGTAGATACGTTAAGCTGTCTTATACTCGCAACACCTGTAAACAACGAGCCACTGCTTACACAGCTTTGTGGTAGAGTAATTCGTAAGAAAGAAGGCAAGATAGACCCTGTTATAATAGATATTCACCTGAAAGGTAACACAGCTAGAAGACAAGCTTCCAATCGTGTGGGGTTCTATATGAAACAGGGTTGGGATATGAAGTACCTATGATAACTGGGTTCACTTGTTCTACTTTTGATTTACTCCATGCAGGCCATGTTGCAATGCTTCGAGAAGCTTCTGAGCAATGTGACTGGCTAATATGCGGACTGCAAGTATCGGGGGTTAAGAACCCCGTACAAACGCTGGTAGAAAGATATACTCAGTTGCAAGCCGTAAAGTATGTTGACGAAATTATTCCTTACGAGACTGAGGAAGACCTTGAAGACATACTAAAGATGTACCCGATAGACATCCGTATACTAGGCGAAGAGTATAAGTCTAAAGAGTTTACCGGCAAGGATATACGAGGTATAAAACTATACTTCAATAGAAGAGAACACCGCTTTAGCAGCAGTGCTCTCAAACGACGGGTATTTAATTTTGTACCTAAATAAAAATAACTCTTGACAACATGGTTAAATCTTGGTATAATTATGCTCTTATTTGATTGGAAGAAGGTTTTTGATACGGCTCAGGGGAATATTCCCACTTGTATTACTATAATGGAAATGCTCATAAAACAGCAAATTCCTCGTAACAAGTACGATCCTATCTATAAATATTCGTACAAAAATTTTACTGGTGATAGTTTTCTCCTTCATGGGGATATGCTTCTCTACCACTCTTATAAGTACACGCAAAAAGAAATAGCAGTATACTATGCTCTGGCTTCTCTTAGAAGTCCGGGTGAGTACATTGCGACAAACAAAACCACGCTAGACGCACTACATTGTCCTGTGCCTCTAGATGAAATTAAAGACAACAGGCTACTCATAGTAGAACCCAACGAAATAACGTTGATCTATGAAGAAGTCACACTGGAGACTATACACTAATGGCATTATCATTCAACAAGCAAACGGGCGGAGCCCAAAAATCCTCAATCTCAACCTTTCAGTATAAAGACGGTGACAACAAGATGCGCGTAGTTGGCGACATCCTAGCTCGCTATGTCTACTGGATCAAAGGTGAGAACGACAAAAACATTCCTATGGAGTGCCTGTCTTTCGACAGAAACTCTGAGCGATTCAACAACAAAGAACAAGACTGGGTACGCGAGTACTATCCTGATCTTAAATGTGGCTGGAGCTACGCTACTCAAGTAATTGACAATGGCGAAGTAAAAGTAGCAAACCTCAAGAAGAAGCTGTGGGAGCAAATCATTACCGCAGCAGAAGACTTAGGCGATCCTACAGACCCTGATACTGGCTGGGACATTTGTTTCAAGCGAGTAAAGACTGGCCCATTACCCTACAATGTAGAGTACCAACTCCAAGCATTGAAGTGTAAGCCTCGTCCTCTTACAGACGAAGAGCGTACAGCTATTGCTGATCTGAAGTCTATGGATGATGTAATGGCACGTCCTACTGCCGACGCACAGAAAGAGTTATTAGATCGTGTCCGTAATCACGGTAACGAAACTGATGACGAAGCATTAGACGCTGAGTTTAACGTAGGATGATATTATTCACGGCAGACTGGCACATCAAACTGGGGCAGAAGAATGTCCCAGTTAAGTGGGCTACAAACCGTTATCAAATGTTCTTTGACCAAGTTTCCGAACTAGAAAAAGAATGTAATATGCACATAATCGGAGGCGATCTCTTTGATCGTCTTCCGAATATGGAAGAGTTAGAGCTTTACTTCAAGTTTATTCGTGGAGTAAAGATTCCAACTATTATTTATGATGGAAACCATGAAGCTACTAAGAAGAATAAGACTTTCTTTACTCAACTAAAGCAAGTAAGTAGAGATATTAACCCTCTTATTCATATAGTAGATATGTCTTATATAGACAACGATTTA